CGCCACCCAGGCCCGCGCCGACCACGCCGCACCTGACCGTCACAGGTCCGTCACAACGCCCACACAAACGGACAGGGTCGGACAGGCTTCCGCCCATGCATACCCGAATCGCCGCCGCGGCCCTCGCCGCCGCCGCCGCACTCCTCAGCCTCGCCGCCTGCAACGGCAGCGACGACGACAGCAAGGCGCCCGCGCCGCCCAAGACGCCCACCGCCGTGGACACCGCCAGCATGGAAGCCGCCCTCGGCATCCCGCCCAAGCCCTCCGGCGCCAAGCGTGCCGCCTACCTCGCCGCGATCAAGGCGGTCGACCCCTACCTCGTCGCCGACCCCGACAAGGCGATCAGCCACGGCCGCGACCAGTGCATGCAGCTCAACGGCGGCGTCAAGGATCCGGACCACCTCGCGGCCGAGCGCTTCGGAAACGACGCACACCCGCTCACCGACACCCAGGGCAAGGCCCTCAACGCCGCCCTCCGCGCGACGCTCTGCCCGAAGTAGTAGAAAGCGCAGGTCAGAGGCTCGACGCGTGATCCCGGGACCACATCGTTGAGCACGCCGAGCGAACATTGCAGCGCTCTGACCTGCACTTTTACGCAGTTCCCGGCAAAAGGCCAGGTCAGAGGGTTGCGGACCCGGTGGAGTTTTTCCGCCAGCCCACAAGCCCCTGACCTGCGCGTTTGCCGGAAACTGCACATACCCGCAGGTCAAAGCCCTGCACCTCCTCTGCGCGCCGCACGACCACCGCAGCGGTGCGGCATCTCCGCGCGCGGCAGGCGAACCGCACGCCTCGCACCGCAGTTGCAACGCTCTGACCTGCATGTTTGCGCAGTTTGCCGCAAAACCGCAGGTCAGAAGCCTGCCGTCCCCGGAGGAATTCCCGGACGCCCTGCGGAGCACCCTTCCGAGCTGCACAAAACCGCAGGTCAGAGCGTTGCAACTCACGCCGGGGGAGGCAAAAGTGGGCGGTTCCGCAGAGAAGTCCTGGAAGGAGTCCCCCGGGGCATGGCGGACCGTACCCCGCCCCCAAGGGTGGAAAGCCATCCGGGCCGCCGTCCTCGACCGCGACGACCACCAGTGCACATGGATCGAGGACGGACAAAGATGCAGGTCAGAGGGTACGGACGCTGATCACATCGGCGACCCCGACGACCACCGCCCCGAGAACCTGCGCACCCTGTGCGGCCCCCACCACCGCAGGCGCACCGCGCTCCAGGCCGTGGCCGCGCGCGGATCGATGCCCACACGGCAACGCCCCCGCCCCTCCCATCCGGGCCTGGTCGACCAGGGCACGCCCAGGCAGCAGGCCATCAAGCGGGCCAAGGGCGACGCACCACCGTACTGACCTTGTTCACCGAGGGGTGGGGGGTGACCCCCGCGGGGCCCTGATCGAGCCCACGGTGCGGCATAGCAGGTCGCGGCGCGTACGGGTCTGTGACCTGCGGTGATCGCGTGGGGTGAGGTCTGCACCGATGTCCGGTCGCGGACATCCCCTGGTCAGCGCGCCTACTCGTTACACCATCCCTGGTAGACTGGGTGGTATGACGAGCAGGGTGTGTGAGCGGGCCGGGTGCGGGGAGCCGCTGCCGGCGGCCGGGCGCGGCCCGGTCCCCAGGTTCTGCTCGACCCGCTGCCGTGTGGCCGCGCACCGGGCCCGGCACGCTGACGACGTGGCGGTGCCGCGGGAGCTGACGGCCCGGCGGCGGTGGGTGCGCCGCGATGAGCGGAAGGCCCCGCGCCGTGTCGATGGCGGGTTCGCGTCGGTGACGGACCCGGGTACCTGGGCGTCGTACCGGCAGGCCCGGTCCTCGCCGGTAGGTGTGGGGGTGGGCTACGTCCTGGCGGCCGGTGACGGTGTGGCGTGCGTCGACCTCGACCACTGCCTGACCGGCGATGGGCTGGCGCCGTGGGCGCGCTCGATCCTGGACCGGTGCCCGCCGACGTTCGTGGAGGTCTCGCCGTCCGGTGACGGCCTGCACATCTGGGGCCGCGCCGACGTCGAGCGCGGCCGCCGTATCCGCCGGGACGGTGAGGCGGTGGAGGTGTACGGGCAGGGCCGGTACGTGGCGGTGACGGGCCGCCGCTTCGAGGACTTCCCGACGGGCCTGGCGGACCTGACCGAGGTGGTCTCCTCACTGACCTGACGACGAGGGGGTGGCTGCTATGGCCGGTCATGGGCCCCCGCCGTCGGAGAACAAGCGGCGCCGCAACGAGGACGAGTTCGCCGAGCACGCGATCACCGTGGCGGACGAGGGCGTGGTGCACGGCCCGGAGCTGCCGGGTGCGGGCGAGTACGGGCCGCGCACCGTGGCCTGGTACGAGACGTGGCGGCGGGCCCCGCAGGCGGGCGCGTTCACGGGCACGGACTGGCAGCGCCTGGCGATGCTCGCGCCGATCGTGGACGCGTACTGGGCGGAGCCGTCGACGAAGCTGCTCGCGGAGATCCGGCTGAACGAGTCGCTGCTGGGTGCGACGCACGTGGACCGGATGCGGGCCCGCATCAAGGTGGAGGCGCCGCGGCCGGCCGCGCCCGCGGCGGCGCCCGGGGTGACGGACATGACCGAGGCGCGGCGCCGGCGGATGACCGATGCCTCGTGAGCTGATCCTGGCCCCGGACCATGACCGGGAACGGTCGCTGGGGCTGCTGGCGTGGGCGTGGGTGGAGCACTGGTGCGTGCACGGGCCAGGCGATATCCAGGGCGATCCGGTGGAGCTCGACGGGGAGTTCGGCGGGTTCATCGTCGACGCCTACGCGCTGCGCGGGGACGGCCGGAAGACGTACGACTCGGCGGTGATCTCCCGGGCGAAGGGCCGCGCGAAGTCGGAGCTGGCGGCGTTCATCGGGCTGTTCGAGGCGTTCGGGCCGTGCCGGTTCGCCGGGTGGGCCGAGGGTGGCGAGGTCTTCGAGTGGAACGGCTTCCAGTACCGGTACGCGCCGGGTGAGCCGATGGGCCGCCGGATCACGTACCCGTTCATCCGGTGCCTGGCCACCGAGGAGGAACAGGCCGGGAACACCTACGACAACATCTACTTCAACTTGGCCGAGGGGCCGCTGGGTGAGGACCTGCCCGGCGGGGCGGCGGGCATCACCCGCACGTTCATCCCCGGCGGCGGGGAGATCCGCCCCTCGACGGCGTCCAGCTCGTCGAAGGACGGCGGCAAGGAGACCTGCACGATCTTCGACGAGACGCACCTGTACGTCACGCCGGAGTTGCGCCGGATGTACACGACGGTGGACAGGAACTGCCGCAAGCGGAAGGACGCCCAGCCGTGGGCGTTGCAGACCACGACGATGTACCAGCCGGGCGACAACAGCGTGGCGGAGAAGACCCATGAGCGGGCGAAGCTGATCCTGGACGGCAAGACGCGGGCGTCCCGGTTGCTGTTCGACCACCGTGAGGCGCCAGCCGATGTGGACCTGACGGACGGCGATGCGGTGAAGGCGGCGCTGCGCGAGGTGTACGGGCCGTTCGCTGACGTGCTGGACCTGGACGGGATCGTCGAGAACGAGTTCTGGAACATCGAGAAGGACGTCGAGGACTCCCGCCGGTACTTCTTCAATCAGCCGACGGCGGCGCGGGATGCGTGGCTGACGCACCCGGAGTGGGCGGCGTGTGCGGCCCCGGATGTGGTGGTCGCTGACTCCGACCCGATCGTGATGTTCTTCGACGGGTCCAAGTCGGACGACGCGACCGCGCTGGTCGGGTGCCGTGTCTCGGACGGGCATGTGTTCGTGCTGGGCTGCTGGGAGCGCCCGGCCGGGCAGGCCGGCGAGGGCTGGCGTGTGGACCGGGCGGACGTGGACCGGGTGGTGCGGGCCGTGTTCGAGCGGCGCACCGTGGTGGCGTTCTTCGCCGATGTGGCGGAGTTCGAGTCGTACATCGACTCCTGGGCTGCGGACTTCGGTGAGCGCCTGGTGATCCAGGCCAGTGTGGGCCGGGCGGCTCACGCGGTGGCGTGGGATATGCGCGGGCACGTGAGGGACTTCACGGAGGCCTGCGAGCGGGCGGAGATCGACGTCCGCGAGGGGTCGCTGACGCACGACGGTGACTCCCGACTGGCCCGGCATGTGCTGAACGCCCGGCGCCGGCCGAACCGGTACGGCGTGAGCATCAGCAAGGAGGGGCGCGAGTCGCCCCGCAAGATCGACCTGGCGGTATGCGCGATCGGCGCGCGGATGGCCCGGCGGATGCTGCTCGCGTCGCCGGCGTGGGCGAAGTACAACGCGGGTCCGAAGAAGCGGGCCGGCCGGGTGCGAGGGTGGGGGTGAGCACGTGGCCGAGGCAATGAACGCCGAGCAGCTCGGCAAGGTGGTCTCGTGGCTGCTCGCCGGGCGCCGCGCGGAGATGGGGCGTCTGGCCACGGTGCACGCTTACTACCGGGACCGGGTGTGTGACCTGTACGTACCGTCGTCGGCGACGAGGGAATACCGCAAGCTTGTCGACCAGGCGCGTTTCAACATCCTGCCGCTGCTGGTGAAGTCGGTGGCGCAGGGCCTGTTCGTCGACGGCTACCGGCCGTCGAAGTCCCTGGACAACTCCCCGGTGTGGGACGCGGTGTGGCAGCCGAACCGGATGGACGCCCGGCAGACAGGCGTGTACCGGGCGGCGCTGAAGTACGGGTGGTCGTATGCCACGGTGCTGCCGGGCGATCCGGTGCCGGTGATCACCCCGTACAGTCCGCGGCGCCTGGTTGCGCTGTATGAGGACCCGATCAACGACGAGTGGGCCGAGTACGCCATGTCGGTCGGGATCCCCCGCCCGGTCATCGAGTCGGGGACGCCGACGCAGATGGTCGTGCCGGTGCGGATCTACGACGACACGTACACGTACAGCGTGGACGTGCCGTCCGATGTGGTGACGCCGCAGCAGGTCGGGGAGCGTACGGACCCGCTGCCGTTCGAGGGCGTCGCCATCGACTACTCGAAGGTCGAGGTCAAGGAGCACGGCCTCGGTGTGTGCCCGGTGGTGCGGTGGCTCGACTCGTACGAGGACCTGGACGACGGCCCGGAGGGCATCGTCTACCCGATGATCCCGGCGCAGCGGCAGCTGAACCAGACGACGTTCGGTCTGCTTATGGCGCAGCAGTACGCCGCGTTCCGGCAGCGCTGGGTCACGGGCATGGCGCTGCCGGAGGATGAGGACGGCAACCCCGTCGAGCCGTGGAACGCCGCGGTCAACCGGGTGTGGCAGGCGGAGAGTCCAGACACGAAGTTCGGGGACTTCGCCGAGACGAACCTGGGCGGGTACCTGGACTCCCGGGACAAGACGTTGCTCTTCATCAGCTCGGTGCGGCAGATCCCGCCGCACACCCTGGTCGTCGGCAACTCCGTCTCCAACATCTCCGCGGAGGCCCTGGCCGCGCTGGAGGCCGGCCACCAGCTTGACATCGGCGAGCATAAGACGTCGTTCGGGGAGTCGACGGAGCAGCTGCTGCGTCTGTGCGGCAAGGCCATGGGCGACGAGGCGACGTGGGAGGACACGTCCGCGCAGGTGGTGTGGCGCGACACCACGCCGCGGTCGCTGGCTCAGGTCGCCGACGCCCTGGGCAAGTTGGCGCAGCTGCTCGACGTCCCGCCGGAGGCGCTGTGGGAGCGGATCCCGGGGGTCACCGAGGTCGATATCCAGCGGTGGAAGCAGATGGCCGGCGACCGGGACGCGCTGGGCGACCTGAACCAGCTGCTCGGCAACCCGCCGCCGGGTGCGGAGGGCACGCCGGTGCCAGATGCGGAGGAGACGCTAGATGTCGACGGTGGCAGTTGATTTCGACGGGGTGCTCCACTCCTACGAGCGGGGTTGGGCGGACGGCACGATCTACGGCGACTGGGCGCCGGGTGCGGTCATTGGCCTGTCGCAGCTCATGCAGCGTGGGCCGGTGTTCGTGTTCACGACCCGGCCGCCGCGGCAGGTGGCCCGGTGGATCGAGCGCATGTCCGGGCGTGGCATCGAGTGCACCACGCGGGTGCCGCGCACGTGGTGGGGGCGCCGGAAGCCGTTCTGGAACACGCGGGACGTACTGCTGGTGACGAACTGGAAGCTGGCGGCCAGCGAGTACATCGACGACCGGGCGGTCCGGCACGTGTCGTGGCCGGAGTCCCTGCGCGCGGTCGGAATCGAGCCGCTTTGGGGGGTGCCCGGTGGCGGACCCGCAGGCGCAGGCCCTGACGAGGGAGTTCCAGTCGCAGGTTCTTAAGGTCGCCGCCCTGATTGCGAAGCGCCTGAGGGTCACGGCCATGCGCGCGGACACGAGCGATATCGACGGCTGGTGGGACAGCATCAGCGCGCAGGTGCGGGACGAGATCCTGACCGGTCAGTCCGCGCTGGCCAAGCTCGCCCGCGGCTACCTGGTGCAGCACGCCCTGGCGCAGGGCGTCGACCTGGCGCCGATCCTCGCGACGCCCGACCCGGAGCAGGTCGCGACGGCGCTGCGCGTGATGGGACCGGTCGCGTTCAAGACGCAGATGGCCATCAGCGGGTCCGAGGTGCAGGCCACCAGGGTGATGGCCACGCAGCTGCAGGGCGCGGCGACGCGTCTGGTCCTGCAGGGTTCCCGGCAGACCACGATGCGCACGTTCTCCGGTCGGTCGCAGGTTGCCGGGTGGCGGCGGGTGGCCGGCCGCTCCAGCCCGTGCGCGTTCTGCTTGATGCTGATCGGCCGCGGCGCCGTCTACTCCAGGGAGTCCGCGGACTTCCGGACGCACGACCGGTGCTCGTGCGTGCCGGAGTTGCTGTACCAGCACGAGCCGGAGCCGCCGGAGGTCCGGCAGTTGCAGCAGCAGTGGCACCAGGCCACCGGGGGGCAGTCCGGGAAGGCCGCGCTCAACGCCTGGCGGACGTTCGTCGCCGGCCAGAACACCTAAGACGTCCCCGCGGTCCCGCGGGGCTGCCCGCTGCGATGGCGGGCGATCACCACAGCGAAGGGTTGGCCGCGATGGCTGACGAAGACGAATACGCCACCTCGGCTCAGATCCTCGGCAGGTTCCGCAGGGAGCTGATCGCCGAGGGGTTCGATGCCGACACGGTGCAGTACCTGGTCCAGCACGTCGGGCGGGAACTGATCATCGAGAACGGACTGAGCGTGAAGAAGGAGGTCAGCTGCGATGGCTGACGAGCAGGAGCACAACCAGCAGCAGCCGCCTGCGACGGGCGAGCAGCAGCAGCCGGCCGCCGAGGGTGGCGGCGAACTGGGCGACGCGGGCAAGCAGGCCCTCGCCGCCGAACGGACCGCGAGGCGCGAGGCCGAGCGGCAGCGCAAGGAGCTGGAAGCGCGCCTGAAGGAGCTGGAGCCTCTCGCGAAGAAGGCGAAGGACCTGGAGGACGCGAAGAAGTCCGAGGCGGAGAAGCTCAACGAGCGGCTGACCGCGGCGGAGACGCGCGCGGCCAAGGCGGAGACCCGGGCCCTGCGCCTGGAGGTCGCCAGCTCGAAGGGCCTGACGCCGGCGCAGGCCAAGCGCCTTGTCGGCTCCACGAAGGAAGAGCTGGAGGCGGACGCCGACGAGCTGCTGGCCGACTTCGGCGCCCCGGCTGGTCAGGGCGCCGGTGGTGACAGCAAGCCCAAGTCCAAGCGGCCGGTGGAGCAACTGCGGCCGGGCGGCATGCCCAACCCGCCAGAGCCGTCGCTGGCCGAGCAGATCACTGCGGCGGAGAAGGCCGGCAAGTGGGACGAGGCCGGGCGCCTGAAGGCCGCGCAGCTGATGGCGCTGAACAACCCGAACAAGTAGCGGCAGGACGATTCCCTGCCCTGAAAGGAGCCCAGCATGGCTGGCATCACCGGGCAGGGAACTACGTTCAACCTGCCGAACTACGTCGGCGACCTGTTCGCCACGTCCCCGATGGACACCCCGTTCCTGTCCGCGATCGGCGGCCTGTCCGGCGGCAAGCAGGTCACCTCGACGCTGTTCCAGTGGCAGGGCTACGACCTGCGGGACGCGTCGAGCACCAGGCAGCGCGTCGAGGGTGCGGACGCCCCGACGGCGGAGTCCCGGGTGCGGTTCAACGTGACGAACGTCCTGGAGATCCACCAGGAAGCCATCGAGATCACGTACACCAAGCTCGCCGCGACCGGGCAGTTCAACTCCACCGGCAGCAACCACCCGGGCAGCGTGGGCATCGCCGGCCCGAACCCGGTCATGGACGAATACACCTGGCAGGTCAGGCAGGCCCTGGTGCAGATCGCCCGCGACGTGGAGACCACGTTCATCAACGGGACGTTCCAGAACCCGGCGACGAACGCGTCCGCCCGCAAGACGAGGGGCATCCTCGCGGCGATCTCCACCAACGCGATCGCGGCGGCCGGGGCGACCCTCGACCGAGACCTGATCCTGGACCTGCTGCAGATGGTGTGGGCGGCCGGCGGGATCATGCAGTCGCAGACCGCGGCGATCATGTGCAACGGCTACCAGAAGCGGCAGCTGACGAAGATCTTCAACACCGACTCGAACTACCGCGAGACGTCGCGGACGATCGGCGGTGTCAACGTCACCACGATCATCACGGACTTCGGTGAGCTGAACGTGATGCTCAACCGGTACATGCCCACGGACACCGTCGCGGTGGTCTCCCTGGAGCAGTGCCAGCCGTGCTTCCTGCTGGTCCCGGACAAGGGCTTCCTGTTCGTGGAGCCGCTGGCGACGACCGGTTCCGCGCAGAAGGCACAGGTGTACGGGGAGATCGGCCTGGAGTACGGCAACGAGTTGGCTCACGGGAAGATCACCGGCCTCGCCGACTCCGACGGGTCCTGACCCCCCTGGCCGCCCGCCACCCGGCGGGGCGGGCGGCCACCCATCCGCGCAACCCTCTTGGAGGTGCCGTGACCACGGTCACCGTGTCCATGCCGTACCGCGGCTGCCAGGACACCGTCCGCCGCGCAGTCGACGCGGTGCTCGGACAGACGCACACCGATCTGGTCCTGGTCGTCGTCGCGGACGGGTCGGACCAGAACCCGTGGCCGTACCTGGCCGACATCACCGACGAGCGCCTGGTGCGCCTGGACCTGCCCGAGCAGCGCGGCAGGTACTTCGCCGACGCCGTCACCCTCGCCGCGTGCACCAGCCCGTTGTGGACCGTCCACGACGCCGACGACGTCGCGGACCCCGGGTGGCTGGCGATCATGCTGGCCGCGCTGGAGCCGGACGATGCCGACGTGGTCCTGACCGCGCAGCGCGTGCACCACCTGAACGGGCGGGCCGCGACCGAGCGGGTCATCCCGTGGGGCGACGGGGCCTACCGGCACCACGCCCACATGGCCGGCCTGTGGTCCACCAGGTGGCTGCGCGAGATCGGCGGACCGCACCCCGGCTACCAGATCGGGTACGACACGCTGCTGACCGGCGCCGCCCTGGCCGCGGGCCGTGCCGTGGTCCTCGACGAGGTGCTGTACGCCCGGCACAAGCGCCGCGGCAGCCTGACGACGTCGCCGGCCACGGGGCAGCGGTCGGCGCTGCGCCGCGCGACCGTGGGCCGGCTGCGGGCTCTGTGGCCGGACATGGTGGCCGCCGCCCCCGACACCGCCGCGCTGCGGCAGGTCCTGACCGCGGACGTCGAAGGCGCCGACCGGGCCGCCATCGAGGAGCACGCCGGGCGCCTTGCCGGCCTGCTCGGCGCCCCGTACGAGCCGCCCGCCCGGCCAGCGGCCACGGCGCTGGAGACGCCGGAGCTGTGGACCGGGTGGGCCCTCGACACCGAGGGCGCCCACACCCTGGACAACGTGCTGCGGGAGGCCCGGCCGCGCACGGTGGTGGAGTGCGGGTCCGGGTCGTCGACGGTGCTGCTGGCGGAGTACGCGGCCGCCACCGGGGCCCGCGTCGTCTCCCTGGAACACGACCCCAGGTGGCATGCCCGCACCCTGCAGCTCCTCGACGAGCGAGGCCTGGCCGGGCACGTCGACGTGCGCCTGGCGCCTCTGCGGCCCACCCCGACGGGGCCCTGGTACAACGCCGGGTTGCCCCGCGACGTCGACCTCGTCCTCGTCGACGGGCCCCCGGAGCGCGCCGGGGGGCGCGGTGCCGCACCGGACGCGCTGCGCCCGCACCTCGCTGACAGCGCGGTGCTGCTCGTCGACGACGCCGACCGGCCCGGCGAGACCGCGGCTCTCGCGGCGTGGGAGGTCGCCGGCGCGCAGGTCGGCCTGCGCCTGCCCACCGTCGAGGGCGGCAAGACCATGGCGATCGTCCGGCCGGGCCCCGCCGAGGTGCCGGCAGTCGACGCCCGCGACGTCGTCGTCACCATCCTGACCGGCGGGCGTCCCGGACTGCTGGCGTCCACTCTGGAGGCGGTCCGCGCGGTCGCCCCCGGGCTGCTGGAGACCGCGCACGTGCACCTGCTCGACAACGGACCCGCGGACGGCAGTGGCGCTGTCCTGGACGCGCACAAGGACGTCCTCGACGTCATCGAGCATGGGGACGAGCAGCCCATCGGCGAGGCCGTCACGCACCTGGCCGAGGCCGCGGCCGCCAGCGGCCGGGCCTACTGGCTGCACCTGGAGGACGACTGGGCCGCTACCCCGGACCACGCCGGGTGGCTCGACGCGGCGCGGCGGATCCTCGCCGACAACCCGCAGGTGCACCAGGTCCGGCTCCGCCACGACACCGAGCAGGTGCTGGGCCGCCACATGCACACCCGCCGGCCGCTGCGGTGGGACGACCGCGGCGACTGGCGGTACGCCCCCGAAGCCCACTGGACGCTGAACCCCACCCTCGTCCGCGCCGCGGACATCCACCGGGTGTGGCCGGCGGTCGGGGAGCGGCAGGCCCAGGCGCACGCGCACGACGCGGGCATGCGGGGCGTCGCCCAGCTCACGCCCGGTGTGTTCGTCCACACCGGCGGCGACGTGTCGCGGAGGGCGGTGACCGGGTGCACCCCGTGAGCGTCAGCGTGGTGGTGCCGTGGCGCCCGGACGGCGGGCCCCGGGACTCCGCGTGGGAGTACCTGGCCTGGCGGTGGAGGCGTACCCACCCGGACTGGCAGGTCGTCACCGGGACCGCCCCGGACGGCCCGTGGTGCAAGGCCGCCGCCGTCGCGCAGGCGCTGCCGCGGGTGACCGGCGACGTGCTGGTCGTCGCCGACGCGGACGTGTGGTGCCCCGGCGTCACCCAGGCGGTGGACGCCGTCGCGAACGGGGCGGGGTGGGCGGTCCCGCACGGCCTGGTCCACCGCCTCACGCCGGACGCCACCATGGCGGTGCTGGCCGGCGGGCCCCTGCTCGGCCCGGTGGTGCAGCGCCCGTACCGCGGGTACCCGGGCGGCGGCATGACCGTCCTGACCCGGGAGACGTACGAGCAGGTTCCCCTCGACCGGCGGTTCGCCGGGTGGGGCCAGGAAGACGAGTCTTGGGCCCTGGCCCTCACCTGCCTGACGGGTGCGCCGTGGCGCGGTGACGCCCCGCTGTGGCACCTGTGGCACCCGCCGCAGGACCGCACCTCCCGACGGTGGGGATCGGACGCCTCACGCGCCCTGTGGGCCCGCTACTGCCAGGCTGCCGCCGACCCTGACGCCATGCGCGCACTACTCGCCGAGGGGGTGACACCGTGACGGACCTGGCTACAACCAGCGACCTGGAGGCCCGGCTCGGTCGGGACCTGACCGACGACGAGTCCGCCCGCGCCACCGCCCTACTGGGCGACGCGTCCGCGCTGGTGCGGGACTTCACCCGGCAGGACTTCACCGCCGTGTCCGGCGACACGATCATCCTGCGACCGGTCGGAGCCCTGCTGCGACTGCCGCAGCGCCCCGTCACCGCCGTGACGTCCGTGGCCGCGGTCGCCCCGGACGGCACCAGCACCAGCACCATGACGGGCTGGTCGTGGGACGGCCGCGACAAGATCGACCTCACCTACGGCGAATTCCACCCCGACTGGTCATCGTCGGCCTGGCGCGACCGTGCCACCCCCGACACCTACCAGGTGGTCTACGACCACGGGTACGCCACGATCCCGCCGGTGGTGGTGGCCACGGTGTGCGCGATGGTCCTGCGCACCCTGCTCTCCCCGTCGATGACCCCGGGCATGGTCGCCGAGCGGATCGGCGCGTACAACTACCAGCTCCAGCAGGGCGGGGGCGCCGCCGGCGCCTCCGTCGTCATGACCGAAGCAGACGAGAAGGCGGTGCGCCGATACGGGCCGCGCCGCGCCGGCACCATCCAAGTAGAGGCAGGATGACCATGAACCTGATCGGCAGGCACCCCAGCACGGTGCAGATCGCCCAGCACTTCGCGTACGACCACCTCCCGCTGCCCCTGCAGGCCGTCAGCAAGCCCTGCCAAGCGGCCCTCGGTTGATGGCCCGCTACCGCAAGAAGCCCGTGGAGATCGAGGCCCGGCAGCTCGCCGGCACCACCGGCGACATGCACGGCGTCTACCTGTGGATCGAAGCGAACACGCAGGGCTCGTTCGACCCGCTCGCCGACGAAGTCCCCGCCTCGGGCGTGAGCATCGACCCCGCGACCGGGTTCCTGATGATCGCCACACTCGAAGGCATCATGCAGGCCAAGCCCGGCGACTGGATCATCCGCGGCGTGCAGGGCGAGTTCTACCCCTGCAAGCCGGACATCTTCGAAGCGACATATGAAGAGGTGCGGAGTGAGCAGCGCGAAGGTCCCTGACCGGCTGATGCCGCACACCGTCACCGTGGTGACGCCGGCGACGTCGACGGACGCCTACGGCGACACCGTCTACGACTACGGCGACGGGGCGACCCGCATCACCGGTGTGCGGGCGTGGGTGCAGCAGGACCAGCGCGCCCAGGTCCCCACCGCCGGTGCGGACCCGCTGCAGGCCAAGTGGCTGCTCGTGACCAACCATTCGCCGATCGACCGGCGGGCCCGCATCGAGTGGACCGGCCCGTCCGGCGCGATGGTGTTTGAGCTCGACGGGCAGCCCGGCCCGATGTTCACCCCGCTGCAGATGGCGAACACCGGCAGCACCGCGCCGCACCACACCGAGCTGAGCTTGAAGATCGTGGACGGGTGATCGCATGGCCAGAGTCATCGAGCGGTTCGAGCTGAACTCCGCGGGCGCCGACGCGCTGCTCAAGTCCAACGGGGTGCGCAACGACCTGCTGCGCCGGGCCATTGCGGTGGCGAACTGGGCGCGCCCGTACTACGAGGCCGCCCTCGCCGACTCCGGCACGCAAACCCCTGTGCGGGTCATCGCCGACACCTACATCGGGCGCGGCCGCGCCGGCGCCACCGTCATCGCCGTCCACCCGAGATCACTGGGTGTGGAGCGCAGGCACGGGTACTTCCGCGGCGCCATGTCCGCCGCCCGCGAATAAGGGGGCAGCGTGTCCTTCCCCGATCCGACCGCCCTGCTCGTCACCTACCTGACACCGCTCGTCGACCCCGTGGCGGTCGTCTCCCGGGTGCCGGACCCGCGGCCCACCCAGCTCGTCCAGGTCCGCCGCTCCGGCGGAGGCGCCCTGCCCCCGGTGCGGGACAGTGCCCGCATGGACATCTGGGCCTGGGCCGCCACCGACAACGCCGCCGCCGACCTCGCGACGACCGTCCGCACCGCGATCTGGGCCCTGGCCGGCACCACCCTGCTCGGCGGCGTGCAGTGCTACCGGGTGCAGGAGTTCATGGCCCCCCGCGCCGACGAGGACCCCACGACCAACAGCCCCCGCTCGTGGGCGACGTACACCCTGGATCTCCGCGCGAACGCGGTGATCAGCCCCGCACCACCCGCCTGACCTGTTCTCCCGGTGATGTCCGCGCGCCCGGGTAACCCGCCCTTCACCGTGAGGAGATCACCATGTCCCTGGCCGCAGACGAAGTCCGCGTAGGGATCACCGGCGAGATGTTCTCGGCCCCGCTGGCCACATCCGCCCCCACCGACAGCAGCACCGCCCTGCCCGCCGCCTGGATCGGACACGGCTACGTCACCGACGACGGCGTCACCGAGGCCTGGGACGACTCCGTCGACACGATCGTCGCCTGGCAGAACGCCACCACCGTCCGGGCCACCCGCACCGAGAGCACGCTGACGCTCGCGTGCACCCTGCTCCAGACCCGCGGTAGCAACCTGGAGCTGTTCTACCCGGGCTCGTTCGTCGAGACGAACGGCGACGAATACAAGATCGACGTGAAGGCGCCCACCACCGACCGGCGCAGCTTCGTCCTCAACGTCGTCGACGGCGACGACGTCATCCGGATCTACCTGCCCAACGCCGAGCTCACCGACCGCGGCGAGGTCCCGTACAAGAACGGCGACGCCGTCATGTACCCGGTGACCATCACCGCCTTCCCGAACTCGTCCAACATCCTGATGACGAAGTTCAGCAACAGCGCGGCCTGGGCGACGGACATCGCCGGGTCCTGAAGACCACGTGCCGGGGGCATCTCGCGCGGAGTGTCCCCGGCACGTGCACCACCCCGTCCGCGCGCCCGCACACAAGGAGATCCGCGCATGGTGTTTGACGCCCGTCAGGCCGCCGAGAAGGCGTCCTGGGACCCGTTCCAGTTCATCGGTCTCGACGGCAAGACCTACCAGCTCCCGAACATCGCCTCGATGACCGGCGCCCAGACCACACGGTTCAACGAGGGCGACGCGACCGTTCTGGAGGAGGTCGCCGGCCCCGACACCTACGCCGCGCTGATGGCGCTGCCGAACGGCGTCGCCGAGGACCTGGTGAGGCTGTGGCAGCGGCACGGCAGCGCGGGAAAAGGGCCCTCGCCCTCCTCGGCGACCCGGCCGCGCGCGAAGCGCTCGAAGTAGACCTGCAGCTCCGCGGCCACCAGGGAGGCCTCGACGGGCTGACGCTGCGGCGCATCGCGTGGTTGCACACCGCCCTGTGCCAGGACCCGCACACCCTGACCGCCCAGGTAGCCGGCAGCGACGGCTACACCCTGACCGAGCACCTGCTGTTCCTCGCCGTCGACCAGCTCCGCACCTCGAACTGGATGCGGTCCAAGGACGGCGCGAAGGGCCGAAACCGGCCCCGGCCGCTCAGCCCCCTCGCCCGGCCGCGGGGGATCCGCACCGGGCACACGGACCGGTCACCGTCCGAGGTGATGGAAGTGCTGGCCCGCATGGCGCCGGCCCGCACAACTGCGTAGAGGGAGGCCCGCCATGGCCAGCGGCAGCGGTGAGGAAGTCGGCGTCGCGTTCGTACGGCTCGTGCCCTCCATGCGGGGGTTCGGGCCGGCCGCCGGGCAAGCCATGGGCGACGAACTGGAACGCCCTGCCGAACAGGCCGGCGAGGACTCCAGCCGGAGCTTCGGCGCCAAGTTCAAGCTCGGCCTGGCCGCGGTAGGCGTCGCCGCAGGCGCGGTCCTCGCGCACGGCATCACCGAGGCCTTGGGCCGCGAGAAAATCGAGGGGAAGCTCGCCGCGCAGCTGGGCACCACCCCCCAGGTCGCGCAGAAGTACGGGAAGATCGCAGGCGGTCTGTACGCCAACGCGGTCACCGACGACTTCGAGACCGCCGCCGAGGCCGTGAAAGCGACCGTGTCCGCCGGGCTGGCTCCACCCGGGGCGACGAACAAGCAGATCCAGTCCATCGCCACCAAGGTGTCCGACCTGGCCTCGACGTTCGACCAGGACCTCGGCGGCGTCACCAACGCCGTGTCGCAGATGCTCCGCACCGGGCTGGCGAAGAACGCCACCGAGGCCACGGACATCCTCACCCGCGGGTTCCAGACCAACGCCAACAAGGCCGACGACCTCGTCGACACCCTCAACGAGTACGGCACCCAGTTCCGCAAGGCCGGCCTGGACGGGGCCATGGCGGTGGGCCTGATGAACCAGGCCATCCAAGGCGGTGCCCGCGACAGCGACCTGGCCGCGGACGCCATCAAGGAGTTCAGCATCCGGGCCGTCGACGGATCGGCGACGACCGCGCAGGGCTTCAAGATGCTCGGCCTGAACGCGAAGAGCATGGGCGAGCAGTTCGGGCAGGGCGGGAAGTCCGCGACGGCCGCGCTCGACACCACCCTCGACCGGCTGCGCGCCATCAAGGACCCGGTCAAGCAGTCCCAGGCCGCGGTCGCCCTGTTCGGTACGCAGGCCGAGGACCTCGGCAAGGCCCTGTACTCCATGGACCCGTCCACAGCGGTGGACACCCTCGGCAAGGTCGGCGGCGCCGCGAAGGACATGGGCGACGACCTCCGCAACAACGCGAGCACCCGCATCGAGGTGTTCAAACGCCGCGCGGAGAACGCCTTCGTCCAGGTCCTCGGCACCAAGGTGCTGCCCGCCCTGGAGCACGGCGGGCAGTACGCGAAGGCCTTCGGCCAGAAGCTGAAGACGGCCGGGCACTGGGTGCAGGACAACCAGGGGAAGCTGGAGATCGCCGCCGGCGTCATCACCACGGTGATGCTGCCCAGCCTGCTCACCCTCGGCGCCACCGCGGTGTCGACCACGGCCACGGTCGTCGGCGGGTGGATCGCCCAGGGCGCCGGCGCGGTGGCCGCCGCGGCGCGCGTTGCGGTCGCGAACGTCGGGATCATCGCCGGGTGGATCGCCTCCGCCGCAACCGCTGTGGCGTCGGCCGCGGTGATCGTCGCCGGGTGGGCGCTGATGGGTATCCAGTCGCTGATACGGGCCGGGCAGATGGCCGCGGCCTGGCTGATCGCCCTCGGACCCATCGGGTTGGCGATCGCCGCGGTCGCCGGGATCGCCGCGTTCATCATCCTGAAGTGGGACACCATCAAGGCGTGGACGATCAAGATCTTCACTGCGGTCGTCGACTGGGTGGAGGGCGCCGTCCAGGGCGTCCTGGGCTGGGTGAAGGCGAACTGGCCGTACATCGTCGGCTTCTTCACCGGGCCGATCGGCCTGGTCGCCGCGTACATCTACAAGCACTGGGATCAGGTCGTCTCGTTCTTCACCAAGTTGCCCGGCCGGGTCGCACGGGCCACCGTCGGCCTGTTCGACGGGATCAAGGACGCCTTCCGGTCGGCGATCAACTGGGTCATCGGCAAGTGGAACGGCCTGAGTTTCAGCATCCCCGGCGTCAACACCCACATCCCCGGCGTGGGCCACGTCGGGGGTTTCACCCTGAGTACGCCGAACGTCCCGTACCTGGCCAAGGGCGGCCACATCCTCGGCGGCGGCCTGGCCGTCGTCGGAGATGCCGGGCCCGAGCTGCTGAACCTGCCGCGCGGGGCCAGCGTGGAGCCGCTGCCCGGTGCGGCCGCGGGCAGCCATCTGGCCGCGCTGCCCGCCGGCACCGCCGCGTTCCAGCCGGCGGCGGCCGCACCCCAGCCCATCGTGATCCAGGCGGGCGGCCTGGACCGGGCGTTGCTGCAGTGGCTCCAGAACGCCGTCCGCACACAGGGCGGCGGCTCCGCACAGGTACTTCTCGGATCGGGGGGATGACGGATGGCGTGGCCTGACGACCGGCTCCAGCACCGCACACGGGCCGCATTCGGGGCCGATATGACGGCGGACCCGGGCGCGTGGGACTGGACGGACATCACCGAGGACGTCCCTGCCCAGTCCATCGGCATCACCCGCGGCCGCCAGGCCGAGGCTGGCGCCGTCACCCCCGGCCAGATCAGCATGACCCTCGACAACGTGAGCGGAGCCTACACGCCCGAGCTGGCGACGGGCGACCACTACCCGCACGTGGTCCAGGGCGTGCCCCTGCAGGAGTCCTTGCGCGGGTCGACGACGTACCTGGAGCTGCCCGGCACCGGCGCCCGCATCAGCACCCCGGACGACGCCGCGTTGGGCATCACCGGGGACTTCGACCTCCGCGTCGACGTGACGCTCACCCAGTGGCACACGCCCGGCCACCACACCCCCCTGATGAACAAGGGCGGTGACAGCGCCGGCACCAACCAGTCGTGGGAGCTGGGCCTGGGCGAGTCCGGGGCGCCGTACGTGGTCTGGCGCGAGTCGTCGACCAGCGTGGTCACGGTCGCCTGCGAGACCGACGTGGTGGTCCCCCCGTCCGGGCGGCTCGCGCTGCGCGCCGCCGTCGACGTCGACAACGGCGCGGACGGGTTCACCGTGTACTTCTGGACCGCCCCCACGCTGGCCGGCCCGTGGGCGGCCCTGGGCGACGGGCAGACCTACGACCTGGCGTCCGCGCTGGTGACCTCCACCGCGCCCGTGCAGGCGGGCCACGTGGAGCACCCGGCGCAGACCGGCGCGGTGCCCCCGGTCGGGCGCCTGCACGGCCTGGCCGTGCTCGACGGCATCGACGGCACCGTGGTCGCGCAGATCACCGCCGCCGACGTCGACGAGGACGCCACGACGTTCACCGGGGACGAGGGCCTGACGTGGACGATCACGGCACCCGCGGCCGCGACCCGGTGGGTGCCCCGCATCACCGCCGGCATCGCCAGCTGGGAGCCGGAGTGGCCGCACGGCGACCTCAGCACCGACACCGACGACGGCGACGCCCGCACCACCATCACCGCATACGGGCCACTCCAGCGAATGACCCAGGGCGCGTCCCCGCTGCAGTCCACCCTGCGCCGGCGCATCCCGTCCGACCCGACGATCCTCGCGTACTGGCCCTGCGAGGACGGGGGCGCGTCCACGCAGGCCGGGTCCGGTCTGCCCGGCGGCACCCCGGCCCGGCTGACCGGGGTCACCTGGGCGTCCGACGACACCCTGCCGGGGTCGGCGGCCCTGCCGGCCACCGGGTCGTCCGCGGCCCTCAGCGCGCCCGTGCCCGCCCCCGCCGGCACGCCGACCGGGTGGCACCTGGAGCTCGTCTACCGGGTCGACACCGCACCGGCGTCCGACTCCGACGTCATCAGTCTCCGCCTCGCCGGCGGCCTGTTCAGCGACCTCAAACTCACGCTGAACGGCTCGGATTTCACGGTCCGGTTCGTGTTCGCGGACGCCACCACGCCGGACACCACCAGCACCCTGGCCGTACCGAACAGCATCGGGACGTGGAACCGACTGATCCTGACTGCCTCGCAGGTCACCAGCAGCACCATGAAGATTCACTTCGGCGTGACCACGATCGGCGGGACCGTCTACGGCGTCGACTCGCCGACGAGCACCGGGCACATAGGCCGCATCAGCGGGCTGTACGCCACCTACGGGGCCGCGATCGAAGGCCTGCGCATCGGCCACATCGCCGCCTTCGCCACGACGGACACGGACATCTACGACGACGCCGACACGGGCTTCGACGGGGAGCTAGCGGGGGAGCGGATGATCCGCCTGTGCGGTGAGGAGGGCGTGCCGCTGCTCGTGTGCGGGGACGTCTCCGCCACGATGCCCATGGGCCCGCAGGGGCTCAGCACCCTGGTGGCGCTGCTGCAGGAGTGCGCGGACACCGACGGCGGGATCCTGGGCGAGCAGCGGGACAGGCTGGGGCTGAGGTACCGGAGCCGCACCAGCCTCTACAACCAGGCCGCGGCCCTGTCCCTGGACGCGGGCTTGAACGAGATCGCGACCCCGTTCCAGCCGAAGCTGTCCGACCAGGGGTTGCGCAACCAGATCACGGCCAGCAGGTCGGGCGGGTCGTCGGCGACCGTCGCGAACGCCGCCTCGATCGCCCGCTCCGGGCGGTACGACTCGCAGATCACCGTCAACCCGCAGGCCGACCGGCAGCTGCCGGGCATCGCCGCGTGGCAGGTCCACCTCGGCACGGCCCCCGGCATGCGGTACTCGCAGATCACGTCCGACCTGACCGTGGCCCCGGACCTGGCAGACGACTGGCTGGGCGCCGACCTCGGCGACCTGATCGAGGTCACCAACCTGCCACCCCAGCACCCCACGGACACGGTGCAGGCCCTCGTCCAGGGCGTCACCGAGACGTACTCGCCGACGTCCTGGACCGCCGCGGCGAACTGCACACCAGGCGGCCCCTGGACGGTGGGCGCCCTCGACGCGGACAACCCGCCCAAGGCCAACACCGGCGGCAGCGTGCTGGCGGCGGCCGTGGGCGCCGACGACACGACGCTCAGCGTCACCGTGACCGGGACCGCCCTGTGGAGCACCGACCCCGCGCAGTACCCGGCGGACCTGCGCCTGGGCGGCGGCGAAGTCGTCACCGCCACCGCGTGCACCGGCACGTCCAGCCCGCAGTCCATCACCGTCACCCGCGGCGTCAACGGCGTCCGCAGGGGCTGGGACGCGGGGACCACCGTGGCCCTGGCCACCCCCGCCATCGCAGCCCTGTAGGAGGCACCCATCATGGCGTTCGACGTCAGCGACGACCTCACCGCGGACCGCCTCAACCGGCTCCAGCCCAAGCCGTACCAGGCGGTCGCCACGGGCACCGTGGTGGGCCCCCAGACCGCGGCGGACATGCCCGGACTCTCGATCACCTTCGACACCGAGACGGACAACGCGGTCTACCAGGCGGTGCTGGTCATCGACGTCGACCTCACCGCGTCCACGACCGGCCTGGCATCCGGGCGGATCATCGTGGACGGGGGCGGTACCAGCCAGTTCGCCGTTTTCTCAGGCCAGGTCTCCACCGACCGAGGCAGTGTCGCGCAGACCTACCAGGGCACCCTCGGGACAGCCGGCTCCCACACGATCAAGGCCGCGGTCACGGCCATGACGGGCCAGACGATCAACCAGTACAGCAGCCTGATGGTCACGATCTACGAGGTGGTGTGACGTGACGGTCAACGGCATCGACGTCGCTGGCTACCAGAGCAGCGACTACCCCACCAGCGGCCTGGACTTCGTGTTCGTGAAGGCCACCGAGGGCCACTCCTACACCAACCCCAGGCACACCGCGCAGGTCGCCACCGCCCGCGCCGCCGGCCTGCTCGTCGGCCACTACCACTTCGCCCGTGCCGGGTCGATGAGCGCCCAGGCCGACTACTTCCTCGCCCACGCGGGGGCGAAGCCCGGCGACGTGCTGGCCTTCGACTGGGAGGACACCGCGGTCTCCGGCGCGGAGAAGGACGCGTGGCTGCGGTACGTGCAATCGCGGGCGCCCGGGCACCGGACGATCTTGTACGCAAACCGCGATTTCTGGCTGCACCGGGACCGGACGAGTTTCGCGGGCTCCGGCCTGTGGATCGCCGACCCCTCCGCGCCCAAGGGCCACCCGAGGATCCAGCACCCCTGGCTGTTCCACCAGTACAGCGAGGCCGGCGGCCTCGACCACAACCTCGGCAACTTCGCCGACCGCACCGCGCTGCGGCGGTGGGCCGGCTCCATCCCCACGGAGGACATCGTGACCATCAGCGCAGCGGACGCCGAGCAGATCGCCGCGGCGGTCTGGGCGTACGGCATCCCCAACCCGGCCCGGCTGGACGCGCACGGCAAGCCCACGCTGACGCCCGCGGCGTCCTTCCAGCGCAGCGAGGACAGCCACTTCGACGTGCTCCGCCGGGAGTCCGCGGCGCAGACGGGGGCGCTGACGGCGGCCCTGGCCGCGCACACCAAGGACGGCGGGCTGACCGCCGAGCAGATCACCGCGGCGGCGCAGGCCGGCGCGCAGGCCGCGCTCGCCCAGCTCGGCAGCGCGCTCACGAAGGAGGACTGATCATGCGGATCAGCAGCGTGTGGAAGGCCGTCGTCGGCGGGCTCGCTGCCGGGACAGCGGCGACCGCGACGGCGGTGCAGGACGGGCACCTGGACCTCGGCGAGGTGGTGACCATCGTGGTCGCCGTCCTCGGCGCCTACGGCATCACGTGGGCGGTGCCGAACCGGGCGCCGACCAGGGATGGGGCGTGAGCGCGGCGGACTCGACCGGGGTGGCCGCGCTGGACACGGCCGCGGTGTGGGCGCTGGCCGTCACCGCGGTGGTGGGCTTGGGCGCTGTGCTGTGGCGGGTGGCCCGGCGGCTTCGCGGCCTGGCCCGGCGGGTCGAGGACTTCATCGACGATTGGGTGGGCGTGCCGGGCCGGCCCGGCGTCATGGAGCGGCCCGGCGTCATGGAGCGGTTGGACCGGATCGAGCGGACCGTGGGGATCGTCGCGCATGAGGTGCGGCCGAACGGCGGGTCCTCGATGCGGGACGCGGTCGACAGGGTGGACTCCCGCACAGCCAGCCTCACCCGAGGCTCCGAGCAAGACTGACCGAGCACCATCGCGCCCCCGCTCTCCTTCGGGAGGGCGGGGGCGCCTTTGTCGTGTCTGGCCCAGGGTCGCTGACTGGTTCTGCGCTGATTGTCGTATTCCCCGTGGCCCGCCCGGGGCGCAGGCTTGCTCCACCCCCTCGGTAGGTGCCCCGCCGTCGGGCTCCCCCTCCGCCGGCGGGGCGCCGTCTACCCGGGGACGGGCCCGCGGTAGTGCCAGAGCAGCGGGTCTCCGTCCTCGTCCGGGCTGTAGTCGGCGCGGTCGATCCAGCCGTCCACGATCTCGTATACGCCGCCGCGTACGGCGTCCTCGTCCCAGCCGGTGACGTCCAGCTCGGCACCGTCCAGGGGCCCGCCGACGTACAGCACCAACCGTGTCATGCCTGGGCGGGCACTGCGCCCGACGGCGAGGCGCTGCCCTGCTCGTGCACGGTGAGGTCGTACTCGTACCCGATGGTGAGGCGGGCCGGCATGACCCGCTCGCCGTAGACGATCAGGCCGTCGGCGTCCGACCACTCGTGGACGACCGCGAGTACCGGGGCGCCGACGGCGACGGCAAGACGAGTGGCCTCGCGGTGGTCGGCGGTGCGAGCGTGCATGGCGTCCCTCCCGCGGGTCACGCGGCGGCCGGTGCGCTCGGCGATGAGGGCCAGGATGTCGTTGCCGGCGCCCGGGTGGTCCGGGGTGCGCTGCCCGGGCGCGGTGGACAGCAGCTCCGGCACCGCTTCGGCGAGCGCGGCCCGGTACCAGTCGACGCACAGTGCGGTGCGGGTGGGTCCGGTGCCGGTGACGTACTCGCGGCGCAGCAGTTGCTCGCCGGGGTCCTGGTCGTAGAGCTCGGCCACGTACATCGGGGGTACGACCAGGGCGCCGGAGAGGACTCTTTTGGTCTCGCCGGCGGCCGCGGTGCTGCCGGTGCGGTGGGCCCGGGCGAGGATGTCGCGGGGGGCGGTGGCGGTGGTGGGGGTGTCGGCGACCCATGATCCGCGTTGGGTGGTGGTGATGTACCCCTCGATGCGCAGCCAGCTCAGGGCGTTGCGGACGGTGTTCGCGGCTACGCCGTGCCGTTCGGCGAGTTCGCGTACGGACGGGATGCGGTGGCCCGGGGTGAGTTCGCCGTCGCGGATCTGGCGGCGGATCACCTCGGCGATGTGCTCGTTGGGGCGCATACGGCCACGGTGCCACGGGAGAGTGAGTTACCTCAAGCGGGTGGCGGTGTGTTAACCCACTCGCTACGGTTGTGTTAGCTCACTCACCGTCAGTATCGGGAGCCGCGCAATGAGTTCACCCATGCCTGAGCACACCCCCATGTGGCGTAACGCCCACACCACCGCCCGGGCGGTGCACGACGCCCTACTGGCACTCGGCGTCTCGGAGACCGTCCTCGGACCGCTCACCTCCCGGCCGGACGCCGCCGGTCGGCCGCGCGTCGCTATCCCCCCGCTGCCCGTCGAGGACGCGCAGCGTCTCCTCGCCGCCCTCGGGCCGGCCCTCGGCCCGCGGTGGGCGGGGCGGCAGGACACGCCGCCCGCCCTCGCCAGCGACCCGGCATGACCCGTCGCTGCGCCTGGTGCGGACGGGAGACCACCGCCTACCTCGCACACGACCTCGCTGCGGACCACGGGCCCGTCGCGGTGGTGTGGTGCGCGGACTGGCGGGACTGCTGGTCCGCTCGCAGTGCCGGCGCCATCCACCTGTCGCGGGCCCGCGCCTACCCGCCTGACCCCTGCGCGGTCCGGGAGCCCTCGCGCCCCGGACCGCGCAGGCCACCACCCACTCGCACCTGAGGAGTAGCCAGTGCCCACGCGCCCAGAGATCGAGTACGGGCCCTGTCCCGTCTGCGGGGACCTCGTGGCCCGCACCATCCAGCGCGACACCGAGACAGGCGCGGTGGTCGAGCGGCCCCCGGCGACATGCCGGTTCGGCCACACCTCGTAGGCACCGTCGCGGCCGCCGATCACCGGGGCGGTCGCGGCACCTCGACGTCCAGCAGCTGCGCAAGCGGGGTGTCGAGCGCGCGGGCGATGCGGGCGAGCCAGGACAGGCGGGCGTCGGTCGTGCCGCGTTCGATCTCTTGAAGGGTGCTGCGCGGGATCTCGGCGGCCTCGCAGAGCTGCCACTGCGTCAGATCGCGCCACTCGCGGTGGTGGCGGATGCGGTCACCCACGGCCTGGCGGACGTCGGGCAGCGGGTCAGGCAGTGGGTCACGCGGCACTCGACAGACGCTGCGTGTATGGGGAACATATGTCAGCACGCAGCTGCAAGCTTTTTTCGATCTTGGATGCCACACCGGTGCGTGTGACTCCATCTCCAGCCGGGCCGCCGGCGGGGACGGCCAAGTAGCCGCCGCGGCCTCGGGACGGACGGCACGGCCTTAGCGGTCGTGCCGTCCTGTCGCGTCTCGCAGTCGCCTGTCGGCTGCGGCGCGCCTGAACTGTTCGGAGCAGAGGTCATAGCCGGCGCGGAACGTGTAGTCGAGCTGCTCGTCGTTGAGCAGGCTTGCGCGTCGGACGGCGGAGTCCACCCAAGCCGGGGTGGACGTGAGCATCACCAGGAGCCCGAGCCGACTGAGGGGCGGGCTGTCGATGTCCGGCCAGAGGCCGGCGGCGGCCAGGCCTGCCCCGACCCCGAACAGCGTGACGGCGATGCCGAGCACTATGCGTGCGTACAAAGTTGTCCTCCGGTGATCTGGTGTGCGGCGCCTTTGCCGCATGGAGGTGGGGGTCTGGAGTCTGGTGTGTGGTGGCGGGAGCCTCCTTTCCGGGCGCGGGGGGGGGGCGGACCTCATCAGGGTCGTGGGGGAGACCGTGTGACGGACTGTCGGCACGTGAGCCTGGCGCCCTAAAGACGCTCAGCGCATAACCGCATGTCGCTGCCCCCGGCTCGAACGTTTACACGATTCCCTACAAGAGAGATCCTGTTCTAACACCGAATCGCCACACTCAGCCACAGGGTTGGGCAACATTCACCCACCTGAGCGATGGGGCCGTAGACGACCATGGGAGAACCGGGCGCGCACTTTTCGGCCCAGCAGCGGCCCAGCAAGCGATCTTGAAAGACGCGGAAACACCAGAAGGCCCTGGTCAGTTGTCACTGACCAGGGCCTTCCCGGTAGGCCGTGTGGGACTCGAACCCACAACCAATGGA